GCGTCGTCTCTCAGGCCGCGACAGCGCCTCCTCCGAAGGTCCGCGACGGTTTCCCGACTCCGGACCCGGAAGCGGAGTTAGCCGACGTCCTCCGGCTGGTCCGTCGTAAATGACGCGCGACGTCTTCGTCCCTGGTCGAGTCCCTGTCCGCCTAACGTCGGAAGTCTCGGAGCTACTCTCCGACCTGGACGTCTTCGCGCGCCTCCATAAAGTCCAGGACAAGGACTCGAAGCGGCTGGTTCCGTTCGACCCCCTTCCTATGCAGCGGAAGATATTCGACGCCGTCGCGGCTGGTTCGAACCGAATCCTTATCGTCAAGGCGCGACAGGTCGCAGCGACAACCGGCGCGAAGATGGCGCTTCATTGGCTCGCGTACACAACGCCTAACGCCGCTATGCATGCGATTGTATCCATGAGAGAGGACAGCGCGACGGCGCTCCTGGACGACTCGCGCCGCTGGTTGAGAGACCCTCCGGAGCTACTCCAGCGACCGCTCCGGACACAGGCGCGGACGCGCATCGTATACGACGACACCGGCGCGAGCCTCCAGGCGTTCACCTCCAGGTCACAGACAGGACTCCGAAGCTTCCAGCCGGCGGCTGTCCTTATCTCGGAGGCGGCGTATGCTCCGGACCTTGCGGAGACCATCGCGCAAGCAGACGCCGCAGTCGGAGAAGGTCTTCTGATTGTAGAGTCGACCGCCTCGAATCCGGCGGACCACTTCGCGCGCCTGGTCTCCGGCGCGCCGGAGAACGGATGGACTCTCCTGTCTATGTATTGGCATGAGCATCCGGCCTATACAGTCGAGCGCGAGCTGGTTCCGGAGGACTTCCTGGAGACCCTCTCCGAAGCGGAGAAGCAGGAGCGCGAGCGGTACGACCTGACACCGGGACAGCTGTTCTGGAGGCGACGAACCGCCGGACGCCTCGCGTCTTCCTCGAAGTTCCGGCGCGAGTATCCCGGCTGTCTGGACGACTGCTTCCTTGACCGCGAAGGCGGATACTTCGAAGAATCCCTCCTCGCGGACATTCATGTCGTGGAACATGCTCTCCATGGAGAGAACGCCGGTCGCGAGCTGGAGGCGCCGCATAGGTCGGACCGGTATGTAATGGGGGTCGACGTCGGAGGAGGAGTCGGAGGAGACTATTCGACGTTGTGTGTCGTCTCCGTCTCCACGCGACAACCGGTCTATGTCGAGCGGTCGAATACGAAGTCTCCGTCCGCCTGGTCCCATCGCGTTGTCCAGGTCGCGAGCCGATACAATCAAGCGCTTGTCCTCGCGGAGTCTAACAACCATGGACACGCGCTTCTCCTCGAACTGAATACGTGCGGCTATCGGCAGCAGTGGAGAAGTCCGAAGGGGAAACCCTGGACGACGACCCTCCAGTCTAAGCTCGAAGCCTTCGACACGCTCCGCGAGGCGCTGTCCATCATCCGAATCCTTGACCGGGTAACCTGGATGGAGCTGCGGTCCTTGACCATTCCAGCCGGTAAGATTGCGCCGGAGGCTCCGCGCGGAGCACATGACGATTGCGCCATAGCGATAGCGCTCGCGTATCGGTGTCTCCGCGATATTCCTTCGTCCTGGAGGACGACGGCGTTACAATCCGGACGAACCAGAATAGACGACCTTATCTCCAGCGCGCGCGCGCGAAGAATCCGGTCCTCCTCCCTCCCCTTCTAAGGTCTTACGATGCTCACTCCGGAACAGGTCGCGGACTTCTACACGACCCACCGCGTCTATTGGGAGGGAAAGCGCGACCAGCTCCGCGAGCTGCGGCGTTTGTACATGACTCGATTTTGGGAACCGGAGTCCTACCCTTCTATGGATGGCGTCCTCCGGACGGAGGTTCCGAAGGCTTACGCCGTCGTAGAATCCTATCTCGGAAGCCTGTACTCGAAGAACCCGTCCGTCTTTGTACAGGAAGACGTTCGCGGTCGAGGGAATCCGGAAGTCGCGGAAGCGACAGCGAACCAGTATCTCCTCTCCGTCCGCGAACAGATCGAAGACGCGACGCGCCTCGCGCTGATCTACCCTTGCGCATTCCTCAAGCTCGCGCCGGTCGAGTCGGTCGACCCATTGAAGCGCGTGTCCTGCTCCGCGCTTCCTCCATGGGAGGTGCTGGTCGACGCGACCGCCGGAAGCTGGGAACAACAGCGATACGTCGGACATGCTTACCTGATGCCGCTGGAGGAGGCGTCCGTCCGCTACTCGAAGCCGGTCGAGCGGTTCCGTCCGCGCCGCTATAGCAAGTGGATAGAAGACGCGACGGTCGGAGGAAAGCCGACCGCGCTCGGACTCTCAGATCCAAACGTCGCGCCGGACTTCGAACGCTGGATTCAAGTCGTCGAAGTTTACGACCTGGTCTCCGATAAACTCCTGGTCTGGTCGGAGGACTTCGAGGAGGGACAGGAGTTTCTGTTCGAGGGAGTGACAGTCCAAGTCGGAGCCTTGACCGACGAAGCCGCCTCCGACCAGGCCGCGCCGGAGTCCGAGCTGGTACACGAGACGACCGGCATTCCATACAAGAGCGCGAGCGGTCGTCCGGTTGTTCCCATCATGCCGATCTATTTCAGCCGCGACCCCGATACGCCGCTTCGAGGGTATTCGCTCCTGTCGCGGAGCCTGGACCAGTTCCGCGAGCTAAACGTCATGCGGACCTATCAGGCTCAAGGCGTCCGGAGAATGGCGCGACAGTGGATGGTTCGTAGCGGCTTCCTCTCCGAAGACGGAGCCGCGAAGATTGCGCAAGGCCTTGACGGAGAGTTTATCGAGGTCGACCTTCCGCCTGGAACGCCTATCGAAGGGAACATGATGTCTGTCCCGCAGGCGCCGATTCCGGCGGACATCTCTCTCTATGCTGCGACAGTCGAGTCCGATATCAATGCTGCCGGACTCCTCGCGCCGTTTACTCGCGGAGAGGTCACGCGCTCGACCGCGACGGAACAGCAACTCCTCGCGGCTTACACCTCATCCGAAATCGGTCGCATGGCGCGGACTCGCGACGGAATGATTCAGAGTATCGCTAAAACGTACAATATCATGTTGTCCGTTGTCCTCGGAGACGAAGCGGAGGCGCTGTCGCTTCCGAATCCGGTCGGACCGACCATCCTTAGCGCGGACGACTTGACCGGAGACTTCACCTATTGGGCTGTCGACGCCGGAACGACTCCAATGTCCGAGCTGGCGAAACAGAACAGCCTTGAGCGCCTCGCGCCTCTCCTGGTACAGCTTGGAACGCCTCCGGCGGAAGTCCTCGCGGAGATTGTCCGCGCCTATCAGCTTCCGGAGTCGTTCCTGGTCTCCGCAGCTCCGGAGCCGGTCGCGCCGGTTGCGGACGAACCGCTCCCCTTTCCTACTGAGGACACCCCTAATGCCGGTTAACTACGACACCCCTTCCGACATGCCTCGCGAGCTGCGAGACCTCGCGGACCGTCAAGACGAACGAATCGGAGAGGAGGTCTCCGAGTTGATTCCGCCTCCGGAGAGTCCCTACAACGTCAAGACGCTTAACCAGCTCGCGAAGGCGGTCGAAGCGGTCGCTCGCGTGATGGGAATCCAGGTCGACGCGGAGGAGTACAACGAACCTCAGGCGCGACTTGATACAGATCTTGCGCGCTTCCTGATGATGATTGCGACCGCAGCGGACGACTACGGACAGCCGCTTCCGGTCCGCCTTACAGAGCTGCGAGGAGACCGCGAGCTAACCGCTATCGCTGCTCACCTCCTCCAGCTCGCGAAGGACGAAGAATTCGAGGCGTTCCTGGACCAGCCTATCGAGGAGGTCGACCTGGAGGTTCGCGCCGCTCCGGATTCGATGGACTTCGAAGTCGAGGAGGAAGACTTCGACTTCGCTTCGCGAATGGGTCGCTAATATGGGTTTCCTGTCGCTGCGACAGCGTCTCCTTCAGACGTTCGGATTCAACAAACCGAAGACGGTTATTCCGAAGACGCGCGGACAGGCGTACTATCGCAGCTATGCCGGCGGCGCGGAGTCGAACATAGTCGAAGCGATAGACCGTCGACAGCCGGTCTCCTTCTTCTATGTCGACAAGTGGCAACCAGCCGGAACACCAGGCGCGCGAGGACTTCGAGTCGGGAATCCTCATGCGGTCTGGATCGGTCGGAATGGAACGAAGTATCTTCATCTCTATGTCGATCCGCAGTCCGCGAGCGCGACCGGAGGTCTCCCCGGCTGGCGAACCTTCATCGTCTCGCGAATCTCGGACGTCTCCGTCCTGGAGTTAGGCGCGCGCCTGTTCGGTCGTCCTGTCCAGTTCATCCAGGGACCGGGCTTCCGTCCCTCATGGTATCGGCGCAATGGACAGCCGATTAAGCTAATCACCTGAGAAAAGAGGAGGGATTCAGAAATGAACACCCCGAATCATCAGTCCGTCGCGGAAACAGTCCTCGCGGAAGTACAGACCATGCAAGCCTCCGAAGCCGCAGCTCCGGAGAAGACCGGAGAGGCGGACCAGGCGGAAGCCGCAGCGCCGGAGGAGGCCGGAGAGGCGGTCGAGCTGGTCGAGGAGACGCCGGACGCGGAGCCGGTCTCCGAGCGCCTTTCATGGGACGACGCCGTCCGTCGCGTTCCTCCGGATATCGCGCGCCTTATGCGAACCATGCGGAAGGACTACACGCAAAAGACTCAGCAGCTCGCAGAGCAAAAGCGCGACTTCCTTCGCGAGCGCGAGGCGCTCCTTCGAGGCAAGGAATCACTGAAGGACCGCGAGGAGGTTCCGGAGTACGACCCCTTTAACGAGGAGTCGATAACCGCTCGAATCGAGTCCGAGGTAAACCGGCGTCTCCGCGAAGTCCTCGAACCCATGGAGCAGGAATATCAGACCATGGCAGCGGAGGAGAACTACCAGCGGTTCCTCTCCGAGCATTCCGACTTTAAGACGGACACCGCGCTCCGGTCCGAAGTCCAGCATCTCCTGGAGGCGAATAGCTCCCTCGACCTGGAGACGGCCTACTATGCCGCGAAGGGGAAACAGGCGCGCCTCGCAGCGAAGAAGGAGCGCGAGGAGACCTCCGCGACCAGGCGCGCGAGGAAGCAAGCCGCAGCGATTGGAACCGGAGCGCCTCGCAAGGGAGGACGCGTCGCTAAACCGAAGGCGGGAGACCTCCGGAAGATGAGCGCTGCGGATATCCTCGCGATTGCACAGCAAATGCACCGGAACTGATTATCCATAGACTTATGCATAGGGCTGCGGTATAGCTCAGATATACAGGCTACCTCCTTTGGAGCGCCTGGACTTTAGAGCCTCTCCGGAGCACCTCGACCCCGAATCTAAACCTTCAGACACGAGGCGCTATCATGGCTCCGCAGTCCGTAATCTCGACCACACTCCAGCTCTTGCGGGATAAGCTGGTCGACAACTCTTTCCTGTCTCACCCCCTGTTCCGCGCCATCGAAGGCGCTGGTAACCTGGTTAAGGTCTCCGGCGGTCTCCGCGTCGAACAGCCGGTGATCTTCGGTGAGCATTCCTCCATCACTCAGCTGTCCAGCGGCTTCGAGCCGGTCTCCATGGCCGTTACCGATCCGTTCCAGTCTGCTAAGTTCGAGTTTAGCAACTTCACGCAGCCCATCATCCTTAACGCCGTCGAAAAGGCAGCTAACAAGGGCGATTTGGCCGTTGTGAACATCTTGGAAAGCAAGATGCGGAACGTGATGCTCGGACTGAAGAAGGAAGTCTCGAAGCAGGTCATCCGGGGTAACTCCTCCGTCCTGACTTCGTTCCAGACTCTTAACGGTATGACCGTTGCCAGCTCCACCGGTTGGCTTGAGGCTATCGCAACCAACACGCAGCAGAATGTGGTGGGTGGTCTGGACAAGGCGACCTATCGGTCTCAGAACTGGTTCAACAACTTCAAGGACTCCGGCGGAACGCTGTCGCTGTCTCACCTGGACGAGCTGTTCATCCAGTGTCAGATCCGGAACCCTTCCGGCGCGTTCCCTGATATCCTTCTGATGTCTCCGAACTGCTTCGCAGCGTTCCAGAACCTCCAGCAGTCCCTGGTTCGCTACACCAGCAACAGCGACCGCGCGAGCCTTGACGCCGACATGGTCGGCATGTGGCGCGGCGCTCGAATCTATGTCGAGCCGAATCTGGGCTTTACCGCAGCCGCTCCCGCGAAGGCGGTCTCCGCTTACGCTCTCTCCTCCGACCAGTTCCAGCTCTATGCTGATACGGACGGATTCTTCAACGTCTCCGAGATGCAGCCCGTTCCGGGTACCGCGACGGAGGCCGCACAGGTCTTCTGTCGTATGCAGCTCGTGACTGGACACCTCGCCTCCCATGGCGTTCTCATCGATGCGGAGGCTTAGACCATGGCCACCTCTACCCTGATTCAGTTCCTGGACGCCGGACAGACCTCGGAGACGATGAACCGTCGACAGGTCGAGACCTTCCTTGCCGGCGGCGCAATCGCCGCCGGCGATTGGGTCCAGCCCGACCTCGCGAAGGCTTCCGGCGATGAGATGCTTTATGCAATCGAAGCCGGCGCGGTCGCTACGAAGGGGAATCCCGGCGTTATCGGCGTCGCTCTCGCAGCCGCAGCCGCCGGCGAGCAGGTTCGCGTGGTCGTCTCCGGCTATTGCGCTTCCGCTTACGTCTCCGCTGCTACCGTCGCGGGTAGCGCGCTGGTCGGTCCCATCGGAACCGCCGGACAGGCGGCTATCGAGGTTCCTGGAACCACGACCGGCGCCGTCTGCGGCTATGCCCTGGACGCCGATACCGCGAACTTCGCGCCTGTTATGGTCGTGAAGCGGTTCTAAGTCTTCGCGGTCGACATTCGCTCGACCCCTAGCCCGGTCCGGTCCGCTCCTGTCCGGACCGGGCTTCCTATTCCCTGGAGTATGGCGCGATGAACCTCGGAGACCTCCTCGACTTCGTCGGAAACCTCTTAGACTATGATCCGTCAAACACGGTTTACCGGAAGCAGCTCGTTAGCCTTTTGAACGATGCACAGTCGCGCCTGTTGACGGATCGACATTGGGACTTCGCTGGTCGAGACCGGCGACTTAAGGTCTGGACGGACATTCCTGCTCAGACCATCACGGTTACAGTCGGCTCCGCACAGTTCACCGGGACATTCCCGGTCTCCTCCTCGACCATTACTCCAGGCTCCGAGCTGGCCGGAGCTGCGGTCGAGTTTACGGAGGCGAACGGAACCGTTCACCGGCACAAAATCGCCTGGATTCAGAACGGAGCGACCGGACACTTCCTCCGACCGTATCAGGGGACGGTCTCCGGCGCGGTCTCCGCGAAGATTCAGCGGCGCGACGTCGCGCTTCCGTCTGATTCGATGAACGTCCTAAACGTCTCAGACCCGCATGTCGGAGTCCCTGCTAAGGCGCTGTTCCTCTCGAAGTGGGAACGCGAAGACGCGAACCTAGATCCGGAGCTACTCGGCACGATCGAGGCATACCTTCCGAGCGAAGGATTCCGCGTCTCCGGTCCTCAGACCGCGCGAGGCGTTACCGTCCAGTCCGCCTCTGCTGGACAGGGGATTCGAACGGTCGACGTCTATATGGTCAACGTCCGCTATCCGAATGCTCAAAACTATCCGACGTATTCTCTGGACGTCTCCAGCGGCTTCGAGTCGGCTTTCTCGAAGGTCTCGACCTTCTCCCTCTCCGATACTCAAACCCTGCATTTTGCGCCGGAGACGATTCCGAATAACACAGGCTTATATCGGCGCTATTACTTCACCTGTAGTGAAGCGAATATCCTCGCGCCGGTTCGCGTCCGGAATGCCGACGCGACCGGAGGCGTCGCGGTCGGAGTCGATACCGTCGCTCCGACCGGCGGCGTAACCCTCAAACCGAATCTTGCGCTTCCTCACCTCTCCGGACAGTCGTTCCAGTCGACCAGCATTCGCTATCGCTGGAATCAGTCGAGCGCCTATCGGACAGTTCAGCTCTATCCGCATCCAGCCGGAGACCAGTTCGTTAACGTCCGGACCCTGATCAATCCGGAGCGAATGCAGGAAGACCAGGATTCGCCGCTGGTCCCTGCTTCTTATGCTCAAATACTCGCGTATGCAGCCCTTGAGCAGCTCGCGCTAAAGGTCGACAATCCGGCTCTATCGGCTGTCTATGCGAGGAAGAAGGACGTCCTGTATCGAGGGATGGAGGCGCGCTTCCTCGGACAGGTTCCGCGCCGGATCATTAAGGGTAATCCGACCGCCGGATATCGCTTCACTCGGAACCCATTCGGACCGCTCACCTTCTCATGATTCAAGACAACTATCAGACACCGCTAGCCGGAGGCGTCGCGACCAGGCTTCCGCAGAATCCGCAGGACGCTAATGTCTGTCAGAATCTCATTGTCGATAAGTCGACCGGCGGCTGGTCGACGCGAATCGGATACGAACAGTTCAAGGTCGGCGGTTCGAGCTGGTCTCCGTTCGCGAGCTGCGGACCGATTTACTCTGTCCATGCCGCTCAGAATCTCGCGACCGGCGCGCGACAGTCGGTCCTGTTCGAGGAAGGAGGGAACCTCCATCTTCTTTACGATTCCTCCGGACTGGTCCAGCTGAAGACGATTCGCAGCGGTCGCAGCGTACCGACCGCGACGGAGTCCGGTTCCTGGTTCACAGATACCCCCTATGGGACCGTAATCACTAACGGCGTCGACCGGCCTATCCTGGTCTATCCATGGCCCGCTCCGCAGTCCGCGAGCGTCCTTCCGGAGACCCTCGCGCGTCCGTTCGGATTCGACGGTCTCCCGGCTCCGGTCGACCCCTTTAAGGTCGTCCCTATGCCGCGAGCGACCGGCGGCGTCATATACGACCCTCAGGCCGGAGGCGGCGCTGTCACTATATGGTGCCCTTTAGATACCGCTGCGATTCCCTCCGGCGGTCTTTGGGGACTCGGACTCGCGAACAATAAGAGCGGAGGAGACCGCGACAAATCCTCGATATTCGGCTGGTCCGTCGCGTTCATTACGGACACCGGCTCCGAAGGTCCGTCGTCTTCTCTCTCCTCCGCGACCTGGTCTATCCCAGGAGAAACCGGTTCGGGGAATGACGGTGGAGAAGGCTGGAGACATGCCTGTCCTTTGAACATTCCGACCGGTCCGGACGGAACAGTCGCGCGGAAGCTGTACAGGACGACGAACTACAGCGACGACTATGTCTCTCAAGGGGACACGACGCTATACTTCCTCGATATCATCAGGAATAACGTCGAAGATCAATACTTCGATGCTATCGCGACAGCCGCTCTCGGACAGCCGGCTCCGGACATTGCGACCGGTCCGCTACCAGCTCCGGCGGCGCGCTTCTCCGCGCTCTATAGCGGCTGTCTGTTCCTGGACGGAGGTATCGAGGACGGACGGACGCTCTATTACTCTGCGGCTGGTCTGATAGAGCAATTCGACGCCGCGAGCTATATCGAGCTATCGAGTCAAGGCGGCATGATTACCGCGTTGTTCGCTCATTATACGGACCTGCTAGTCTTCAGAGAAAACGGAATCGACGTCGTTCGAGGAAGCTACTCCTCCGGCTTTACAGTTACGACGCTCTCGAACAGTGTCACCTGTCGCGCGCCGCATTCCATCGAAGCGATTCCAGGACTCGGAGTCGTCTTCCTCGGACAAGACGGAGTCTATGCGATTACCGGCGGACTCGAAGGAGGCGCGGTCTCCGACCTGGTTAACCTCACAGTCGCACAGGACGACCTGATTCAGCGGATTACGCCGGACTGTCATCCGAAGGCGGTCGCGACCTTCTCCGCAGAGCTGCGAGAGTATCAGCTATACATTCCAGCGGACGGAAGCGACCGTCCTTCGCTCGGACTGGTCTTTCATGTCGACCGTTTAGGTCAAGCGGACCAGCTATCGCCATGGTCGACGCGACTCGGATTCCCGGTCGGCGCTGTCACGACCCTATACGACGGAACCGTAATCTTCGGACATAACGTCGGAAGCGAGGCCGGAGGGAGCGACTCACAGCGCGGACTATTTGTCATCAGCTCGAAGCGCGCTCTTGGTTCGTCCGTCGTCGCGGACACAATGACAGACGGTCCTCCTCCGACGTCGGTATATCGGTCCGCGTGGTGGTCTGGAGGCGATCCGCAGGTACAGAAGCAGGTCTCCTATGTCACGGTCTGGCTAATGACGACCGGCGGTCCGCTGGTCACTATGCGGCATTACAAGGACTTCTCTCTTACTCCGGTCTCCGAGCGGACCTATACAGCGCAGCCGCCGGACGCGAGCGCGCTTCCGGAGCTGGACTCCGTCGTCCTCGGAGCTGGAGACTATCGGACGGAGCGCCTGGTTCCGTTAAGATTCTCCGTCGCTCATATGTCGGCGGCGTGGTTCTGCTTCGAGCTGGAGACGACGGAGGATATCGTCCTGGTCGGCTATGAGTACACCTATACGACGAAGGGGACTCTTATCGTCCAGGGGCCGCGAGCATGAAGAAATGGACAAAGCGCGACGCGACTTCGAAGACGACCGCCTCTCCGGCGGCTGTGAATAACGAACTTCGAGCGTCTCAGTCCTCGATTACAACGCTCGACCGCGACCAGCTCCCGGCGGACGTCGTCGACCAGGCGCGCCTGGAGACTTACGCGCTTCATCGCGTCTATGTCGTGGACAAGTGGGGAACAGGCGAACAGACCTCCGCAGCGGATACGGACGTCCTTCCGCGAGCCTGGAAAGCTGCGACATATCAGACCTATACCGGCGGATGGTTACCCGGCGTAAGCGGCGCGACGGTTACGCTTACAGGCTTTAAAGGCGGACATCTATTCCTCGAATGGTCGGGTAATGCTTACGTCTTCGGAACCATGGCGGACGGTGCTTCTCAGACTCATCCAGGAACGCCTCGACACATGAGACTCCGTATCCTGGTCTCTGGAGTCGTTATCGCGGAGCGACGCGGACCGGCCTATCATGAGGCCTTCCGCATCTTTGGAACCGGCGTCTTCCCTTCCGGCGATTTGTCTGTACAGCTCCAATGGAGATTAATCGAACCAGGCGCGGACGACCCTATCGAAGACCTCGGAGGTAAGAACGTCGTTCAAGGTCATATATACTCACAGCGATACTTCGCGATAGGGAGGTTCCGCTAATGTCTCGAATCAACCGTCCGCGCGTCGAAGACGGAGACACAGTCGACGCGACCGACCTTAACTCCAGGTTTACGGACTACTCACAGCCAAATGCCTTGAACGCTTTTAACGTTCGAGACGCCGCCTTCGACCTTCCGCAATTTGAGAATCCAGGCGCTTCGACCTATGGCTTCCTTGCCAGCTATCAGAACAGCGCCGTTATCGGTGCGAACGACTGGAAACACTCCTCCGTTGTCACAGTTACCGGCGTCTCCTCCGCGCCTCCTCCGGCGGCTCCGTTCATTGTAGGCAACGCCGCCGGAACGCCGACTCCAATAAGCCTTGGAGCGGCTGGTCTTACTGTCGCGGCTGGAGAAGTCCTCCGCGTCTATTGGGATCTCTCCGTATATCCACACTGGACCGGCTCGCGACCTTGGACGACCGGCGCGAGCGTTGACTTCTATGTCTTCGATAAGGGCTCCGGCGTCGCGATGTCTGTCGGTACGAACGCGGCCTGTTGGGTCTTCTGGCTGCAATGGGACATTACATCGAACGCGCTCGCGAACTTTGTCGACGTTCCGAATCAATCGGACTTCCGCACCGACCTATACGGAGACGGTTCCGCTTACGGTGCCCAGCTCGGAGACACGATGTCTTCGAGCGTCGTTCCGGCGTTCATTGACCGCGCCGTCCCTGATGACGGTTTGATTCCCTCCGCTCCGGATCAGGTCGCGGTCGGCTGGAGAGGCGCTTCCGGTGCCTGGTATTATCCGAAGACGTCCGGTTCTCAGACGATTTACGGTCTCCGGCTGGTCTTCACTGGTCCCATGTCTCCGAATCACAACACGACATCAGGCGCAAACCATCTAATCCATTCGATCGCCTGGTCCTCCGATAGCCGGCTGTCATATGCCGGCGGTTCGATTGACGTCGTAAAGCAGAGAATCGGATAGATGCTTAGACCCTTGCGAATCGCGTGGACAGGTAAACCTCTTAATTATAAGAGAGAGAATCACCTGTCCACGCCGTTCGCCGGTTTGGAGGCTAACTAATGGCATTCGTTCCACCGACAACCTTCGCGAATGGAACGGTCCTCACCTCCGCGAACCTGGAGGGGAACTTCGACGCGCTCCGCGTCTATCTCCATGGAGGAATCATCGCCTCCGACCTGGAGGCGTCGCCATGGATACAGACGCGCCATATCCAGCCGCCACGATATGAGCCCTATACAGGGGTGCAACACGGGGTATCAGGCCATCAGGGCGGACAATGGAGCGGAGGCGCCTCCGCTCGCTTGACCTTCGCAACGAAGTATACAACCGGAGGCGGGAAGCCAGCGACGTCGACCTTCGAGCGTCTCCCTGGAACGTCGTTTCAGGTCGAGATTGTCCAACCGAACAGTATTGTCCTGTTCCATTATTGGTATGAAGCGGAAGTCGGTCCGGACGTGACAACCGGAGGCGGACAGGTCGCGTCCTTCCTGGACCGCCTGGTCTGGATCGGTCCGCTGGTCGGGAATACGTCCCTGGTCTCAAGGAACCGACTTCAGCCGGCGCAAAATCTGCAAGTCGGATTCCAGTCGACGTATCCCATCGGAGCAACGAAGACTTATCCTATGTCTGGAGGCTACGCCTCGCGGTCTGGAACCTTGACCGACTTCAAGCCGGTCGGTATCTATGATTACGGGCTGGTCTATCATTCGCAGGTCGACCGCGTCGCGGTGATTAACTGGTCCGTCGCGCTCGAAGTCTATTACCTATAGGGGCTTAAATGCCGGCATTAACGACAGCGCTTCTCATTGCGGGCGGAACAGCCGCCGCCGCCGGAATCGCGAAGGGAGTCGGACAGGCTCGCGCCGCTAAGAAGTCATTCTCCGACGAACAGCGGCGCGAACTTGCGCTACTTGAGGAGAGACGGCGCGCGGACCAGCTCGGACTCTCCGAGCGCGAGGAGGGAGCGCTTCGAGCGCGCTTCCTCGCGGCGCAATCCGGAACGGAACGCCAGCTCCAGGCGGACGCGCTCCAGGCCGCAGCCGCCGGCGGCGCGGTCTCCGGTCGCGATGTCTTCCTTCGCGAACAGGCGAAACAGTCCGCAGCTCGAATGCAGACACAACAGGAGAACCTCGCAGTCGCGGACGCGGACGCCGCGACAGCCGCAGCGGAGGAAGCGCGAGCCGACCTTCTCCGGCAACAGCTAAACGCCGCAGAGGCGGCGCGCGCGCAAGGTATCGCGACAGCGGTGTCCGGCGGTCTCCTCGGAATCTCGGACGTTGCCGGAGCTGCGGCTGGACAACAGTTCCAGGTCGACCTAGCAGCCGCTCAAGTTCCGAAGGTCGACACAGAGACCCTATTCCAGCAGTACGGCACGCCGTCCGGCGGCTATACATACGGCGGTCTTGTCCCGTCTCCCTACTCGCTTACGGAGTAAACAATGCCGACAACGCCGTTCATCGGACGCCGTCCGCTATACATCGAGACATACGCTCGCGCCGTCTCCGCTGCGGCGCGATATGAAGACCTGCTCTCGACTGTCCGCGAGGAACAGGACCGCCTGTCGTATCTCGATTCTCTGATTACAGCGGAGAGACAGACCCTCGCGGCATTGTCGGAGACCTTCCGCGCGCGACCGGTTGACCTGTCGCAAG